GGGTGGATGGCAACTGTGAAAAACAAACGATGGATAAGACCATCGACCAGTTGTTTGACGGGGTGAGCAACTACAAGCCTCAGCAAGTAGGCATTGAGATCACTGGCCAACAAGGTGCATTCATCACTTGGCTCCAGCAAGAGATGATGACTCGCAACATCTGGTTCAACTTCGCATCGTCAGAAAAGAGTGGAGCACCAGGTATTCGACCCACCGCTGACAAGCTGACACGATTCAACATGGTTGTTCCTTGGTTCAAGGCACGGAAGATTTACTTCCCGCTGGAGATGAAAAACAGCATCATTGTCGGGAAGTTCTTGGAGCAGATCCGCCTCACCACCAAAAGTGGGATCAAGGGTAAGGATGACTGCTTGGATACGATCTCCCAGTTGGCCTACCTCAAACCGTGGAAGCCATCCGAGTCAGCTCCGGTGACTGCGCACGAAGTAGAGATCTGGGAAGAAGAAACCGGACAGGGTGACGAATCAGCTCTGTCTTCCTACATCGTGTGAGGCGATATGAATATCGAAGATCTGTTCCGCAACCTGTCGTATGGGGAACTGTCGAACTTGGCCCTGTCGGGTGAAGGCTCGGGCACTATTATTGAAAGTGCTCGCCCCAAGATCGTCATGTATGCAAACGACGCACTGACTCGACTGCACACTCGGTTCCCCCTGCGAACAAAGGATGTTCTGTTGGAGATGTATGCACACATCACCAACTATCATTTGCTGCCACGCTTTGCCCGCAGTACCAGTCCCCAGGTAGAGAAGTATCCGTATATTCTGGATCTGCCACTTGAACCATTCGTTGATGAAGTGATTCAGGTCGAGAGTGTCTTCGACACCTATGGTTGCACCGTTCCCCTGAATGACGAAGGCAACTGCCTTTCTGTGTTCACCCCACAGGCTAAGGTTTTACAAGTTCCACATCCGATTGCTGGTGCTGCACTCAACGTGGTGTACCGAACTAAGCACGACAACCTGGATCATGAGAAACTTGAGCAACCCATCTTCCTACCAGAAACACTGCACAGTGCGTTCACTGCTTACATCGCCTACAAAATGTACAGCCACATGAACACTGTCGAAGCCACGAACAAGGCTCAAGAGCATCTGGCTTTCTACGAAAGTGTCTGCAACGAAGTAACTGAACACGATGCCGTCAACGTCAGCATCTCCACAACCAACCAACGCTTTGAAGAACGAGGATGGATCTAATGCAACGAGCAACCGCAAGTCCCTATGGTGGTAGTGCGCAGATGGTGGATAAGATGATCGGCAACGCTTACGACACTGTGAAGTTGGTGGCAGATAACCTTCAGTTGTTGGAGTATCTGGTCAACAACATGGAAGCCTTGGTCAAAATCGCCAATGACCTGAGCACGACCAGTATCGTGCTGGGTATTGCAGGCAACCCCGGCGAAACCACTCAATTGGCTTTGCCTGCAGGTGTTGACCAAGACTCGGTGACAGCTATGGCTGTACTGCTGGATGACGGTAACGGTGGTCTCTACGGCTTTGAGAGCAACCACTTCACCTTCTATATGCTCAACGGTTCCCTGCGTTTGACGATGAACCCAGTGGCTCCTCAATCGTTGGCTGGTGCTTCGGTGCGTTGGTCGATCTCTCATAAGGTGTAAGCCATGAGTAAAACGTACATTTCTCTGACTGACTTCGCTAAGGGTAACCCCTTGGTGAACCATTCCAGTCGAGAGATCCCGCTATGGCAAAAAGGAAAGCCTCCTTACGGATTGACCATACCCAAGGAGCAGCTCTTCTTCGGGGGTATGGTTCTCGGACTGATTAAGACCAACAACCTGGAGCTGACCAACACTGGCATCAAGCCGTTACAGATCAACAACATCACCTTGAATGGTGTTGGCTATGCGCTTCCTGAAGAACTGCCAGCGATCATTTACCCCGGCAAAAGTGTGATTCTGCCTGTAAGTTTTCAGCCTACGAGCTATGGCTTGCTGGCTGCCATCTTGAAAGTGGACGCTGGAATTGGGGGAACCTACCAATTCCGTCTACTGGGTCAAGGTGTATGGGATCACGTTGGTGCTGTGACAGACATGCTGAACAATCTGTGGGGTTTCCTGCAGCGTTCCGTGCAGCCCGCCATTGTGGACTCTGGCCCTTCACTGAGCTTGTCCAATACTTCGGTGGACTTTACTGAAGTCAATGTAGATAGTTCCTCCAGCATCTTCACTTACACAATAACGAACGCCGGTAATCAGCCGCTGATCATCGACGACATTTCAATCTCCGGGGACTTTGAGATCGTACCATGAGTATTACTATTCCTCCGTTTGGTTCTCATGTGATCAAGCTGCGGTTCAAACCGACAGCCGAAGGTGTTCGTCAAGGAAACCTGACCTTCACCTCCAACACACCCAACAGTCCCCATACTATTTCACTGACCGGTATTGGTAAGTCCACTTCTGGTGGTGGTGGTACTGATCCAGAACCTGTCGGCAATATCACCTATCTTTCTGCTGATGGTGGGAAGCTACGCGATGGGAAAGGTACTGGTGAGATCGTTCAACTGAAGTCGATCAACTGGTACGGTTTTGAACAGATCGGTGTACCTACCGGTGCCTGGACACGTCCTTTCCGTACCAAAGTGGTAGGTGGCACCCTTCGTGAAGGGATGCTGGATGAAATCAAACGTCTGGGGTTCAACTCCATTCGTTTGCTCTTTTCCCAAGACTGTACCTGGCCCGGTTACAAACCAGAAACTCGTAACGGTTACTGGAACACCACCTATATCAATCCCCAGTTGAATGGGGAACTGCTGACGAGTCCCACTCAAGAGAACCCGCAAGCAGTCAAATCCACTGTTGAAATCATCGACCAGTTCGTAGCTTGGTGTGAGGAGCTGGAACTTCGCATTGTCTTCGACATGCACACCCTGGCTCCGGATGACAGCAATGTCCTGGCAACCAATGGCAAGTGGTACACCACTGCTCATCCTGATGATGCTGGTGCAACTGCTGGTGCCAAGCGGGAACCACGTAGCGAAGCTCAAGCTATTGCTGCCCATGTGTTCCTGGCCAACCGCTACAAGAATCGCCCCATCGTCTGCGGCTTCGACATCATCAACGAACCTCACAACTGCACCTGGGATCGTGATCCCTTGACTGGTGTGGTGGGCTTCTATGAGCGTTGCGGCAAAGCAATCCATGCTGTAAACCCGGATGTTCTGGTCATTTGCGAAGGTGTCACTGGTAACATCGACCACACTCCGGTTGGTCACGAAGGTGATGTGGAATCCACCACAGGTCTGTACCAATGGAGTACCTGGTGGTCAGGTAAGCTGGATGATGCCCGGACTACTCGTGTGACCCTGAACGTGGCCAATAAGGTCATGTACTCGCCGCATGAATACGGTGCCTACCTGCAGGGTGTAACTCTGCAACCTTGGTTCGATCCTGAAGGTAAAGTGGGCAGCAACTACGCTGGTGATCCTTTCCCGCAGAACCTGCCGGAAGTCTGGCGTCGTCAGTGGGGCTTCCTTGCTGAAGAAAACATTGCGCCCCTCTGGATCGGTGAATTTGGTTCGTACCTTCGCATTGGTGGTGATCCGATCACTGGGCAGGGTGCAGATTACGATGCCAACCACTTGGCCAAAGATGAAGACTGGCTGACGTACTTGGCTGATTACTGCGATACCCACAACATCAGCTTTGCCTACTGGGCTTACCCTCCAGGTGGCGATCCAGATGGTTTGGTTGGCCAAGCTCCTGCCGGTACTTGGGGTGCAGCTCAGGACTTCAAAGTTACCTACTTGGCTCCGTTCATCACGCCAGTGTCTGTAGCAGATCTGTCCGCCTACCCAACAACTGCAGCGTTTGGTGAGCGGGAGATCAATGACGTATACACCCTGACTGTGGAACTGCGTAACAGCACTGCAGGTGGCATTCAGATCAATGCCTCCAGTGATAGCGCGGTCTTCGCTGTGACTCCGGACATTGCAACTGTCCCTGCAGGTGGTGTGCTAAATCTCACTGTCACTTACGACGTGGGTGCTGAGTTTGGTGTTACCCATTCAGGCAACATCACTGTTACTTATGGTGTCGGTGGTTCGATCACTATTCCGGTAACAGGCAGTGCGGTCGAAGAACCAACTGAGCCAGAAGTTACCCCAATTCACATTGATCTTCCGTCCAATGCCTGGGGTATCACTGCTGTGGGTGACTCCCTGACAGAAGGGGGTGAATACTTCCACAACGGTTGGCTGGCCAAGGCGTGCTTCTACAGTAACCAGTATCTGCGTGATCGTGGCAATGTCGCTGTGTCTGGCTCGCAGGTTGAGCACGCCCGTGATACCCAGTTGCCAATGATTCTGGCGATGAATCCTCCACCCAAGATGTGCGTTGTGGCTACAGGCACCAACTCCATCTACACCGGTGTCGCTGGTGTAGAAGTGGTCAAGGAGATCTGTCAGACCCTCATTGCCAACTCGATCTACCCTGTGTTGTGGACTCTACCTCCACGTAATGACCAGTCGAGCATGGATGGCAACTACAACCTGTGGAACGACGCCATCAAGGCGTACCACCTGGAAACTGGCATTCCTCTGCTGGATGGCTTCGAAGCTCTGCGTATCCCTGGT